ATCTACTGGTTCAGGTACTGCTGGTGACTTAGCTGGTACAATCACAACTGCTGGTGCAGTGACACTAACAGCAGGTGGAGCTGGTACTGTTGCAACAGGACAGTTTGTAAACGAATTGACAATTGACTAATGATCAATGACTTTCTTGACAACTTGGCAGCCATTCAATATAAAAAAATGCATGTCGAAGGCAAACGTTGCGATGTGTGTGATATGCTCTGCCCTTGCAAGTGTGCCGACTGCGATTGCAGTCCCAGTCGTCCCTAATTTTACTCAGGGCTCGATGACAAGCAACACGGAGACAACATCTACCGTAACTGAAACAATTAATTCAATGAATTATGATACTGGTTATCAATATGTGATAACTGGTACAAATATTTCCCACGATGGGAACACTATTTCAGCACCAAACACAACTGGAAATAGTAATACATTAAATGGAGTGACTTCAACATGGACGAACTTGGATCTACAAAACAAACCAAACTTTACAATAACAACACCAGGAGAAGCGTTTCAATTTACAGAAAGTTATTCTGGCCCAGGTCTCTCAAATCACACAATAATAAATCGCACAACAACCATCCAAAGCGTCACAAATACAACAAGCACGTTCTCAAACTGATATCAGTTTGTTTGTTAGGTACAGCAACACCATCATTCGCTTCAGACATTGGGGGTGTTTCTGCTACAGCAAATCCAGTCGCCAATAGTTCGGGCTCAGTTACCAATCAAGCTATACAGGTTTTACAGGGTCCATATATAACTAATACTTATGGAAATGGTATACAATGTCAAGGTCCTACTATGAATGTGACACCATTTGCAACAGGAAATATCGCAGTCAAACGTCCTTATGAAGACACATGGATGGACCCCGTATATAATAACGTAGACGCAAATAATGACGATGTGCCCGATAATCCAGGTCAAATTTTGTATTATAAACCAGTTCGCACAGGGCAAAAAGATAGTAGCACGTTATCAATAGGTGTATCTGCAACTTGGTCTAAACCATTGGATAAGAAATTACAAGAGCAATGTAAACAGGCAGCAGACGCAAATATCGCATTAATGAATCAAGCAGTCGCTAATAAAAGATTAGATTTTGAGATTGCAAGATTAAAGAACTGTGGTGAATTGATGAAGGCAGGAATAATTTTCAAACCTGGTACTGAATATGCAAAGGTATGTGCAGATGTAATGCTCATAAATCCACCAGGTGTCGTTGCAAATCATACACACGAAATACCAGTAAAACCACCTATCAGTAATGATGCGAATGTTTTAAAGGAAATATCTATTGGTAATAATTAATTTTTCTTTTTAATTGGGGGTAATCCCTTCTTTTCTCGATACTTATTTGTTCTTACCTCTGACATAGAAGGTTTACTCACATTTTTACCTAATTTCTTTTTAACAAAAGTAATCACTTTTTTAACAGCAGGTTTAATTACTCTCAATAATAATGGTGTGGCAGCAGCACCTGCAGTAGCTAAAACTGCAATGGATACAGTAGTTGTGGCTTGATTTGCAGAGGGTAGAAATTTTTCAACTATTGATGTGGGTTCGTATAATGTCTCACAGGTTTTACCATTATCAATGAGTCGATGTCCTACAACTCTTTCATCACCTGATTGAGTTACATCTCCTACTCGTAATTGATTAGGACCAGGACAAGATATTTCTTTTTCAATTAAATCTCCAGTTGGTGGAACTTCTGGTGCGTCAACTTCTGGTGGAGGAGATACAGGTGGTGGTGGAGTTTCTCTCTGAATGATTAATTGTTCTGGTGTATATTCCATTGCTTCATATGACGGATACTCACCATGAGGACATAGAGTTGTAGTTCCTTTTGGATCTTGATTTACTAAATCCTTATCAAAAGGTAATCTTGATACATGTTCTTTATTATCCTGATGCATCTTTACACAACCAGGCATATCCACTATTGGAAATCCAATTTGCGTCGTAATCGGTGGATGATTACTTGGAATACTAGGTATTCCATATATCCACTGCTGATTACTTACAACAACATTGGGTATTGTTACATTAGGTATATTGATATTATTTACTGGGGACATAAACACCACCAGATTGTTTAGGAATTACAAACTTAATTTGCTTGTAAACCTCTTCAACAATAGTTTCTTTGATGAACTTTCGGTTCTTTTCAACTCTGCTATCATATTTAATCATTGTGTATATAAGAGTCGAAAAAATAAAGAGGTTGATACCTAAAGATACACCAACTCCAATTTTAAATAACAAAGGTTTCATTTTGTTTCTTCAATTGCTTCTTTAACAATCTGTTTAAGTTGTCGTACTTGTCTTTTAGTAAAAGCATCTGTACCAAACTTTTTGTCTATCCATTTCTTTCCATACCAGAACACGAATAGAACTGCAAGTAAAGCAAAACCTTCACCCCAAGATAAGTTCCATGCCCATTGAAAAAATTCCCACATAATTAACCCTCTAATAATGTACCATGTGCCCTTCTTATCTCTCTTAACTCTTCAAAGTTCTTTTGCTTTGTTCCACCATCATATGCCCAAGCATATCCTTCTTCAATCATTTTTTCGTTGAGCGATACAACATCATCGCCAACGTATAACCAACCAAGCAACCTACCATACTTACCCATGCCACCTTGGAGTTCAGTTCTAATAGTGAGTTCATCATCTCCATCAATTGTATCCTCTAAATTTTTCTTCATCCAGTTTGTAGCATCTAATCCCAATGCTTTCTCTTCTAAATCTCTTGTCCTTTTCTCAGGAGTATCAACTCCAGCAACTCTGACTCTTTCTTTTTTGTAAAGGTCAAATCCTAAGTCGATTGTTACATCAATAGTGTCTCCATCGACAACTCTATTGATTTCCGTTACTCGGAAGTTGTAACAACTCTTCCGACTCGGTGGAACCATTGCTCCCATAGTTAAATTCTGCAAGTGCACTATTTATAGCATCGGAAGGCAAGGTTGCATTTTTTTCTATCTGACCTTTTCTAATATTTCTTTGAAACATCATCTGAATACTCTGCCAGTGATGAGGATTATAAACATCAATTTCACCCTTAACCTCTTGTCTTGGTATTAGTATTAAGTCTTTTTCGTCAGGACAATAAGTAGGTTCACCGTCTAGACGAGGACTACAAGCATGTGCAGGTGGGTCTGTGACTGGTGCAGTACATCCAACCAATATAAATGGTAGTGCCAAATATTTAATCATTCGGGAAGAAGTGATCATATCTCATTATGTAGTATATTATTATTGTAACAGCAATTAATAAAATTGCAACCATTATAACAATCGACCAAGTAACCGTTTGAGCTGCCATAGTTTAACCTCCCACCATTTACGTTTACGTTGAACTGGTAATATTTCTTTGAACCGATGCATTAAATACCTTGGTCTTTATGTCTCTCAAAAAATTCCTGCAATGAAGATTGTAGTTGCCCTTCATTTTCCTTTGGATCTAATTTATGATATCCCTTCTTTACTTTCCATTGACCATACATTGCTTGAAGATGCCAAGACTGAGCAAGACTATGAGGTCCGTTTTCTAGCAAGTCTAATTCTTTTTTATTGCTAGTGTAACTCTTATACTCTTCTCTCCAATTTGAATCATCATAAGGTTTTTCCATCATAATCCTTCACTCCAAAAATTATCTACTGGTGTTTGCATATTTCTAGAAATTACAAATAAACCAATATTTGTCATAAACCAAAATATATTTATTATCCAAGCATTTCTCCAAAGGTATTTTCGATTATATTCTACTATGTAAATATTCCTCTCATTGTTAGTTCTCTTAACAAACTGCTCTAATACTAATGCGACCACAAAACCGATTGCATATATGTAAAAAGCAAAGTTAAGAAAACTAGATGAGAGGAGTAAAAAAGATAACATTAAATTGTAACGAAGTTGTAATATTTATTATATCACATAATCATTGACATCGCAACTTGTAACTCTTTTGCGTGTGCGAGTTCATCCTCTGCAATCTCTGCAATTCTTTTATCTTCTGGATGGTATGCAACGTATTTAACGTAAGTCTCATATGCGTGTTTTTCAATCTTCATATTGATATCATACGCATTTATTGGACTAATGAAATAATAAGCAACCATAATCCAATAGTAAAAAAGAACCAAGTGTTTAGCGAAGAATCTGTCAATCCAGTATTCATTGCCTCCACGAGTTTCCATCTCCTCCAAGTGTTCTGTTTCATTTAATGCCTGATAGAAATGTTCCTTCATTAGATATGTATGGTCTTCACCTCTCAGACCTAGTGACTCACGAAAATGTAAGACACTAATGAATGAGAAGTAAGGTGCTCTTGCAATTACTTCAAGCACCCAGAACCTCTGAAAGTCTCTACCTCTGTAGAGAAAATCTAATATGTAAATTGTGGTGTCTAATACCCAAGTATTAAATTTTTTCATTCGACGTGAATAACTCCTTTCATTCCTGCACCTGCATGAGGTTCACATTGAAATTCATAATCTCCAGACTCTGGGAAAGTAACCTCGAAACTTTCCCCACCCATAAAAGCTAAATCAGAATGTGATAACTCAGGATGGTCTGTAACTACCATATTATGTGGTGGTAGTTCACCATTTTTAAATGTGACAGTATCACCTGCACTTATGGTGATTTCATTTGGTTCAAAGATTAGATTACCTCCAGAACCCATTGTAACCTCTGCTGCATATGCAACTTTAGGACCTAGTGCAATTGCAAACATAATTGCAAATAACCACCAAGCTTGTAATAGATACTTTAATTTAAAGATTTTCATTTAATCTCCTTAATTGAATCCAAAGAAAAAGGATGTGCCTGTAGATACGGTACATCCTCTCTTGCGTGTTTTACGGCTTCCCATGCGTCTTCCGCATATTCGCCTATTTCGTAATGTTTGTTTTGTTGGTCGTGCCAACCGAGTGTGTAGTGGGACATGATGCTTTTCAACTCCAGTACATATTATATATAATAACACACTAGGTATAAATACGCATCAATGTGTGGACTCCCACACTAATTGAACTTTCTTTTTCTTCTTATCTTAACAATTGACATACCTGCAATTAAACCTGCAATAACACCTAATGTTGAGATTGCGACTACGGTGCTGAATATCAATTCAACTGGCACCATAGGTTGTGCTTCCCAAGTGCCTGGTAGTGTGTATACCGATGGATTAGAACCAAAAATCATTTTACTAAATCTTTTCTATATGTATATTATAGCAACTGAGATTTGGTTGGCAAGTAAACTTTACTTAATAATATCTTCGAGTTTAAATATTGAAATAAATTCAATTTTATTATTATCCCATACCTTATGATTTTCTTGTCTATCAACAATTGCAATTACACGATTCACAATATATCCTGCATTTCTTAAAACATTCACTGCCTTGATTGCACTACTACCTGTAGTAGTTACATCTTCCAATACTGTGACAATTGAACCCTTTGGTGGTTTATTACCTTCAATAACCTCTTTTGTACCATATCCTTTTGGATTCTTCCTTACAATCAGAGCATCAATATGTTTACCAGAATAGTATGCTTTCTGTGCGATACCACATACTAATGGGTCAGCACCAAGTGTAAGACCACCAACTGCTACTGAGTTGTCCTCTACATGTTCTATCATTAGATGCGAACATAATGCATTACCTTCACAAGATAGTGTGACAGGTTTACAGTTTATATAATGCTCTGATTCTTTACCAGACGATAAAGTAAAGTTACCTTTTTTGTATGCTCTTTCCTTTAAAAGATGCAGCAATGTTTTTCTATGTGTTTCCATAGTTGTATTCTACCATAATAATTTATATTGGCAACTAGCAGTTCTTATTTAAGTCCTCTGCCATCTGACCACCTATATCTGCACCTTGATTACCACCAAACATTGTTACCCAGCCAGCAGCAACCCAACCAACATAGGGAATATTAGCGAGAGAAGGAGCAGCACTAGCACCAATACTGGAACCCACGAGTCTTCCTGTTCCTTCTGCACCTCCGATTGCTTTGATACATGCTTCGGACTTTCCGTTTGCGATTGTTGTCGATGAACTATCGGGTTTTGTGTGAACTGCACCGTCCATTGTGTACTGTTCAACCGTTTTAACTTTGTTGTTAGCCAACCCAAGAAAGCCACCCTTTGTGTTACTATCCCGTTCCACACGAAGAACCTTTGGATCGTTTGCTTTATATTCTATATAATACCCATTATGACTAACATCTGCTTTGTATGATGTATAAGGACCAACTGGTAAGTTGATACTCGGCAATTTACTTTGACGATTTGATAAAGAACCTATCATACCAATGTGAGATATTCCAATGAGTCCACCTAACCCCAAGGCGAACCATTTACCCCATTTCACTTCTTTCTTCTCCATCATGCTTTCTTGGGAGGATTACCAGGTGATATAACCATTGGTGCTTGCTCTAATCTTATAGTTTGAGCAGGTGCTGCTTGAGTTGCTTTCTCTATAAGCATCTCCATATCTTTCTTTGATATGTTTTGACCCCCGCCACCATTTGCTTTATTACCTTTATTTTTACCTGCTTCGACACCGAATGTAGCTAGGACCCCTGTAAAGACCGAAGCTATGAAAGTTGGATCAATCTTGTCCTGCTCTGTCATACCAGGAAAAGTGACATAATTCAATGTTAATATTCCACCTGCCCAGACTAAAATCCCAAGTCTTACAAAAGTACTCAGGATTGCCATCTGTTCTTCTTTGTCCTCAGATAACTCTTTGAGTTTACCTATAGGACCTTTGGTTTCTTTTAATTCTTCTTTTTTTGCTTCAGCCATGGGATTAGTATGTCTATATTATATATAGACACTTAACCCCTATTTAACCTAAAAACCGAATGGTACAGGTGATTCTGGTGCTGTAGGTGCAGCATCAGGTACTCCAGTTGATGGTGCAGGTAAACCTAATCCACCTAATGCACCTTGTCCAAGTCCACCAGGCAATACTGATTCCATTACCTTGCTTTTGATGTTGTCGATAATCGCATCCTTGCGTATGAATACGTAACCGCCAAGACCAACAACGGTGAGAGATACAACACCACTTGCAATAGCGATTCCATTTACAATCTTCTGTAACATAATACTATTTAATAAAAACTATAATCATACTCGCTACCCTCTCCCATATATTCGAGAGAAACGATATCGTGATCGACACTCTTATCTTCTCTAAGTAACCACTCTGCAAATTCTTGACGAATAGATACAGCATCTTTGAGTTGCTCTAAATCACCATCGGTGCATAGTTCATTCATTCGGTCTATCGACCAATCATATGTCGTTCTTAGATTTTTCGTAAAACTGTCCATAATCCTTACGCATATAGCGTCCGAGTATGTTGCTATTATAATACATTGGTGTTCCGTCGTCAAGTGCTTCCATCAACACATTGTTAATAAACAACTGTTTTGTCTCCTCGTAGTTTACTTTTCCAAGGGTGGTGTGGAGACTGAGGATTTCTCTTCTGAAAGTATCTCTGCCATTCTCTTTAATGTCTCGTTTAAGTTCGTCAGAACTTCCGTAATACTTCTTCCAGTCTGACTCACTTGTGACTCTTCTCTTTCCTCCTTTTGGTTTTCTCTTCTGCACGAAGTACTTTCTTCCAATGTATTTCTGTCCCGTGGAGGTATTTGTGATGCAATAGACGAACCCATAATAGTCCCCGATATCATCAGAGGTAAAAGGGCGACCTTCATATATCCAAGGGTTTTCATAATCGACTTCCAAAACAGTAATCATATTATAACACATTCATAACTATATATCCATAAATATCAATAAACGATTATATAGATGACTGTTTACAGAAAAAACATTACAATTAATGTGGGTGAGACTTTTAGTGAAGATTTGACTTTACAAAGTTCTGACGGTACAGGTCCTAGTGATCTAACAGGTTTTACTGGACAATCTCAATTAAGAAAAAGTCCAACAAATTACAGATTTACAGATATACAGGTTGGTATTACAAGTGCTATTAAAGGAGAAATTAATATTTCAATCGCTAGTTCTATTACCAAATTTCTTCAAGGTGGTAGACATGTATATGATATAGTTTTAACTCGTCCTAATGGATTTAAACTTGTTGTAGTCGAAGGTGATGCTCTTGTAAGATCAGGAATTAATACTTTTGTACATTATTATGGTTCACCATAAATAAAAATAAAAATATATGTCTGTTTTTAGTACCAATTTAGTAATATATAAGCACACTGACTTTGAGCAAACCTTTGTGCTTGAAGATAGTCAATCAAATAGTCTAAAAGATTTAACGGGATTCACTGGCACTTGTAAAATGCAGAGAACTTTAAATCTTGGTAGTCTCACAGATTTTACATTAGCATTTACAAATAGAATAAGAGGTAAAATTAGAATATCTTTAACTGATGACCAAACAGCAGTGCTTGAGGAAGGTAAATATTTTTATGAGTTAATGTTAACTGACCCAAGCAATGTTGTAGAAAGAGTAATTGAAGGAGTTGTAATAGTTAAACATCCAGTTACTTGGCCGTCACCACCACCCCTCACTCCTTTTGACGATCAAGTTCCTTAAGTATCAATCACAACAAATCGTCAGGAAAATCATACGGACCATTCATCTTCTTTTCTAACTCTCTTTCATCTAATACTTCGTTAATAATATCCTTTAACTCTTTCTTCAGAGCATCAGTTATTAAATTAATTTCCTTTGGTTTTACATAAGGAATTCTAGCACGTTGTGCTTCAATATCTTCAGGAGTAGATTTCCCCCCAAAGGTCATCGCTTGTGTATCCATAATTATTTTTTGTAATTATATAGTAACTCAAAATCCTCAGACACACCAACTCCAGGTTGATAGTTCTGAGGATTCTGTTTTGCAAGTTTAACTGACTTTAGACCACCGATGATGTCAGCACGATTAATAATGTGTTTCATAATTATCTAAAGTAACCATCATCTTTAGTAGTTCCACTTTTCTTTTCGTAATCTGTAGCTTTCTTATCTTGAACCTTTTTCCTCGCATTACCAACAGG